CCTGTGTGTTAGATAAGCCCACCTTATATAATTCATGGAAGATATACAATCGTTTCTTCTTTCTATCGTAATGTGTAACAACGTACGAGAAAGGATCAATCGCATAACCAAAGTCAGCGCCACGTTTGATATTCTCAAAGGATTCAATTTCTTCATCAGTAATCTTCCTTATCTTCACATTGTCAAATACTTCTCCACCTGTACCTGTAACCTCTCCTAAATACTCATGAGCATAAGCATTAGGTTTCGTTTCCTTTAGGTGTTCTGCTTCAATAACGAATTGTTCACCTAACCACTCTTTCGGTACAGTTAAGTAGTTTGAATGATGAACAAGTCTGTCTGGTCTAGTGAGTTGTTTTTCTGCATTTACCCAATTGTTTGCACTCTTTGGAGGATTGTATGAGTAAAAGACAGTAAATTGTGTACCACCACGCATTAATGACTGATTAATCATACGTATCTCTTCCATACCTGCAAACTCGTCTAATTCCTCATACCATAAGTATTTTGCGTATCCTCTACTAAACTTAATCCCTTTGATTCTCTTAGGCTTATCTGCGCCACGATAGACGATTTTCTGTCCTGTGGGAATATACGTTAATGATAAAGGCGAAACACTCTCTTGCCAGTATTCTGATACGTTTAACGCATGAATAGCCCATAGCAATTGCTCATGGACTGATTCTCTCAATGTATCTTTAACTTTACGTAAGACGACTGCATTTGCATCTTTATCCTTCATAATCCCTAAGATGATTTCTACACTAATACATGATGATTTGGTACTCCCACGACCTCCACTAAACCAATAGTGAGTATGATTCCCTTGTTTAATGTCTTTGTGTATCTCATGAAATGATGGAGCGATAACTTCTGATAACCTAACCATCTAGATCATCTACAATTGTTACACCTAATTTACCATTTAATTCAACTTTATCTAAGAATGCACCGTTTGTTTTTGCAATGTATTCAGAAGCTTTTAAACGGTCTTTAGGCTCGATTTGTTTGTCACGCAACATATTAGTCCAAAACTGTTTTACTTCCTTCATATCGGCTATTCTAGTGCTATCTAATTCATCGTTACGCTGTTTAATGTATTCAATAACCTTAACATTTCTTAACAGACGACTTGCAGAAGCTTCAGCTACATTACCTCTCGCTTTATATCCTGCTCGTTGATAAGATTCAGAAGCGTTACCTGTTTCTATATAATAGTCTGCGAACTTCTTTTGTCGTTCATCTAGCATTATCCCACCTCACACGCTAATTGCTTTAATTAATATTGTGGTGGAGTAGGAAGGAATCGAACCTTCTAGTCGACTTACTAGTTAATGCGCTACTGAACCATCAGAACCCCATAATAAAAGTCCTATTCATTGAATAGAGCCTACTTAACACCTTTACCAAAACATTTAGTACAGCTAACTTTAATTCCTTTTTCTTTCATACTAAACATACTCTTACCTACTATTGTAATAGTTGAAAAATTAAAACCTTTACCGTTGCAAATTTTACACTTTTTCATCTATTCACTCCCTCACCAATTTAAAACTAATTCCACCACAACGATCACATTCTATATCTGCTATCTTATTAAACTTCTTCCCTTTGCCAACTCGCATCATATTACTTAGTTTTACTTCTTCACCTTGCTCTATTTTCTTTTTCGTTCTGTATAGTTTCTTATTGCATTTATCACACGAAATGTAACCGTACATCATTTCAATAACAACTCAATTATCCCCACGATAGCGTTTGCGCCTAATGCAGATAATGCAAAGTTGTATTTTTTCTGTAAATCCTTTGATATAGCCATACCACAGATACACGCAAAACCAATTAATGATAACAACAACTTAACAATTAATAGAACCATCTATTTTCACCTCACACATAATGAATACTTTCTAAGTTATCTTCACTATACTCAAACAACATAAAACGCTTATGTGCGCCTACATAACCATTATCCTTATGCCATTTATCTGTCTTATTCTTAGTAGCTAATGTTCTTACTACCATTCCAAATATGTCTTTCGCATCCTCAACATGGAAATGCCCAATATGAATCTCTCTATTCTTCGCTTTACTCCATTCAACAGGGAACTCAATAGGGAATATATTATGTAAGTTCTTTCGTGCCTTGTCGCCATGTGTAACACCAATAAAGTTCAATCCAAACGTATGAACTTTTCGTTCAATTATTTCATCATCAAATTGAATTTGTGGATACATAACCTTTACCATTTGAACAAATGCCCAACTTAAAGATTCATCATGATTAGCTTTTGCGTACATTACCTTTACAGAGTTTGATTGCTTAATAGCTTGTTCTAATAAAGGTTGATAGAACATTCTAGCATCATTCCACGCTTTAACCATATCTACTGTTTCTATTTGTGTACCATTGCTTGTCCTACCTCTAAAATCATCATTGTGCAGCATATCTTGACCTAAAATAAACAATACTTCTTCCCATTTACGCGAAGATAGCTTGTCCATTATCTTAGCTTGAGTTGGTTTATAATACTCATAATCAGATACACCAAAATGAGAATCGAATAAAGGTATTTCAAGTAAACGTTTTTCTTTTACTTCTATTGGATCTATTTCAACTTGAATCGGTTTTACATCTTTAATAACTTCGATTAATTGATTAACTGAGGACGTTGACTCATTGATTCTCGCCCATACTTTTTCAATTTCCTTTGTTTGAGCGTTATATTGAACAGTTGCCTTATTCATGTTATATCCTAAAGCGATATTCACATCATGTAGAATTTGTTGGTCTTTGATAATCTTTTCATCTAAACTAACTTTCTTCTTCCATCGTCTTAGTGTAATCCGAAACGATTTAAAACTTTGTGTTTGCCCCATTACCGATATATAGAAGTTATATATCTCTCGGTAACTCTTACCACTCTCAAATAAAGCCACACATCGTTGTTTTAACGTATAAGGAATACTTGTCTGTTCTTTCAATGAGTTCACCTCCTCAATTATCAAATTATCTCCGCCCCCACTAGCATTATGGAGATATTGCCCACTTTCACTAAGAAAGTCCACCTAATCTATAGAAAACTTCTGGGAGGAAGCATCTAGACATAAAAAGAAGGATTCTCACAAAGAGAACCCTCGAAGAAATCGAATATTTAGTTACATAAGCAAGAAATACTGGGGTAAAATCATTTTTCACAATTGATATTATTGCCTCTTGAAGTAATTTCCGTTACTTCTCGATAATATTAGTATATTATGATTTTAATTATTTAGTAATGTTCATTTAATGTCTATTTTTATACCTAGATTAAACAAAAGGATTCAGCTACGACACTTATCATTTTATTTTTTTCACGATAATAAGTTTTGTTTGTGACTTGTAACTCTGCCATTACAACTTGGTCAAACCACCCTCGAATGTATCGTAATTCCCATATTGTTTTTTGTCTGTCATTAAAACTATTGTGAATCTTATCTAACCGATCCTTCAATTCCTGTTTACTTTCTAACTTCCCTTGAATTTCTTCTTGTTTTATATATAATTCTTCAACAGGATTCCCAACTGTTCCGCCAGAAGAACTTTCTCTTAGTTGATATGAAGGAGTTACTTTCATTGAACAAGTAATACTTTTTTCAAGATTAAAAATAATAGCATCTATATTTCGATAACTTGATAAAATTTGTTCTGCTTTTCGTCTAATCTTTGTTGGTAGTTTTACTTCCTCATATGTTACTGTCATATGCTCACTCCTTTTATTTACGATTTTTTTTTCTTGAGTTACTAACTGTTTTACGTTTTTTCTTTTTGTTTTTAAGTAAATTTCTAGGAGTATGTTCATCATGATTTTTATATCGTTTTCTAGTTGTTTGAGTTGGTGAAAATAAACTACTCATTGCTCCTAGATAAGTAGGTGATACATATTTCATACTTTCCATTACACTCCGCCCCCATCTACATTTTGAATATCTCTTATTTGCATTTTAAGTATCTGTATATACTCTTGGCATGAGGTATAAGCGTTTCTCCATCTCATACACTCTGCTTCTGCAATTGCTTCTTCTTGTCTAAACTGTGTTGCTGCAACTTCACCTTTGTATTCTTTATCTTTTACCGTACCTTCTGGATCGTAAGTATACACCGTTGCAATTGTTTCCTTACGTTTCGCTTCTGCCAACTTCCAATCTTTTAAACTATCTGCATGAAGTTTCCCTGTAATTCGTAAGATAGAGCCATAGATTGATAGCTTTTTAATTAAATCTGCAGGTAATTCTTCATTTAATAAATTAGCTTGTGCATATAATTGTTTTAGTTGTTCTGTATCATTCATCATCTTCACCGTTTAATAGCTTAGTAATTTCATAGATAGGATTTTCAGTTTGAATAATCATTTATATACCTTCTTTCGATTGTTTTAATTCCTCCATTGGAAAACCTCGTTTAATAAAGCCTTTGAAACTTTCCAACTTACCTGTGTAACACAACTCTTGATACATCAAAAGCATATCTTCTTTAGTCAGTTCAACACCGAAATAGTTATTAAACTTATTTAATATTCTTGTAGCAGGTTTGTTTTGTAAACCTTTACCAATAGGGCGACATATAGCGAATACAACACTTGTTTTTACATCATCAATATCTTTACAATGATGAATTGTTGTATAAACGTTTGTTGGTTCATCTATAATTAACTCGTTATAACAATTCAAGTAATTAATTCTAAAGTCTTTCATAAATTGGAACACTTCGTTGTAGTCCAGTTCATTATTCATGGTCTTTTTCAACCTCCAATAATTCTTTAAACTTATCTATTGACATTGTTACAAGCCAATCTTTCTTATCTGCTCGAAAAAACATTACATCCGCACCATCTTGCTCTAATGAATCATAAAAGAACTTCCCACCACTTTTTCTGCGTTTCACTTCACCCTTCATTCCATTAGGTAACGTTACATCATTCTTCAACTCCTCTGATACTGAACCGAACGCACCACTTCCGAATACTCGTTTTGTTCCTGGAATTAATTTAGTGATTTCGTTTTCCCCTCGCCAACCTTTTTGTTTAGCTGCTCGACCACTCATAGAATCCCCCTTAGATCAGTTATAACCTTTTGTAATCGTAATGCTGCTACTTCACAAATTGCATATGAATAATCACCTGGAGTTAATTTATTCTTTTGAGTAAGAAGGAGAGAAATCTCCCCTTCGTATTGTTTAATTAGTTCTTGTAATTGCTGCGTTTTATCTCCCACTTGAACCAAAACCACCATTCCTACTTTCATTTACTACTTCATCATCATTCGTTAATAGATAAGGCATGAAGATACCTTGGGCACATCGTTCACCTGCATTAATGACCACTTTCTTTTTACTCATATTAACCAAAGGTAAACCTATATTTCCCTCGTTGTCCGGGTTGTTATAGTACGAGCTGTCAATAACCCCTGTCCCATTCTTTAAGTTAATTCCCCATTTCACACCTAATGAGGAACGAATATAGATTAATAGAACTTCATTCTCTGGAAAGAATGCTTTTACATCGGTAAAGCACAATTTACTTTCACCAGGTTCTAATGTGACATCTTCTTTTATTCTGAAATCGTATCCTGCGCTGCCATTATCAGAACGTTTAGGTAATACTGTTTCAGATTCATATTTTTTATGTTTTACTTCTTCAAAGAATCTCATGTCACAATCGCTCCCTTTTAAGTTTTTCCACCCACTTACCATGCAACCAATTCATAATGACACCAACAGCACATAAAGATAACCAAAATATTATTACAAATATTAGTGTTCCTTTTTCAGTAGTTATCATTTTCAATTTATTCCCTTAAAACGGAAGGTCAGTATCAGTAATATCAACTGTCTTACTTCCACCAAACGGAGCATCATTAAAGCTATTTACTTGCCCTGTATTGCTTTCTTTTTTACTTTCAGATGTATTTGTATTCCCATTGTTTTTAGGCTCTAAAAACTGCACAGAATCGGCTACAACTTCCGTAATATATTGTTTTCCTTTTGTATCGTGGTCATATGTTCTAACTTGGATTCTTCCCTCTAATCCTATTAAACTGCCCTTTTTAGTGAAATTCGCTAAGTTTTCTGCAGGTTTCTTCCATACCACGCAATTGATGAAGTCTGTTTCTTCTTTATTGAATGGACGATTAACTGCTAGTGTAAATGTTGCTACTGCATTTCCGTTTGTTGTGTACTTTAAATCTGCTTCTTTCGTCATTCTTCCTACTAATACCACTCGATTTATCATTTAACTTCCTCCAATATTTTCATTTCAGATATTTTTACAATGTGTTTACATAATTCTTCTGGAATAATTGAACGTTCAACCGAACCTTTTCTTCCTTGTGTACCTGTTTTACTTCCTCTTGGCGCTCGCTCGTGGTGGCAATCTGGATTATTATTTTTACACATTGGTTTAAACTGTGGGTTTGGGTGATTCGTGAATATATCTGTTGGTTTCATCCGATCATCACCATACTGGCAATAAGTAACTGTAAATCTAGGTAGATTCTTCATGAAGTTCATTTTCCTCATACCACCTCTAGGATTCTCGATAAAGTAATACTTCGGATTCAACCCTAAAATTAGATTTAAAACATGTTGATTCACTTTGTCACAAAACTTTGCATATTCACTCTTTGGTGCTAAATTCCCATCTTCTTCTCTTGTTCGATGGTGCGAGATAGCAGCAATTGAATAAGTAGAACAATCTGGACTCGCCCATATTACATCTGGTCTACCAAAACGTACTAATATATCCTGTGTAGTTACTTTTAAAATATCTTCATACCAATCTATGTTTTCATGTTTCTTATCCCATTCAATGCTATATACTTCATGTCCAGCAGCTTCAAATGCTTTACCTATAGATCTCGTTCCTGCGAACAATTCAAGCACACGCAACTTCTCACTCATTCTTCAACCTCCGATTCGATAATGTAATAAGTTTTATTTGTTGGTGCTTCTAAATTCACTTCCACTTGTAGTAATCTCTCGTTGTCTACACTTCTAGTTAAGTTAGTAGATATATAGAGATTCACTTTACTCCCCCTTCATAAATTTTTCGTATGCTTCTTTTGTAGCTGTTGGAATTAATCCTTCTTTAAACAAATCGAAACGGTCCTTGTAAAAATGCGGTCCGTATAGTCGTTCATGTTCTTCTTGGAGTTTCTCCATCAATTCTTTATTTTGATGAACTCCTTTTTCACCTCTATGATCAGGAGTACATAAGAATCTTAAATTTCTCCAAACACCTCTACCACTTTTCACTTTGCTACGACCTTTAGGTACTACATGGTGACATTCTAAATTTATTTCAGTACCACATACCCAACAACTAAAACCATGTTCATCAATCACTCTTTGATAATCAGTTTTACTTATTTTTCCTCGTTCTTTTGCTTTAGGGATCGTTCTCCCTTTATACACCTCTAATTTCTTTTTCTTC